GCGACGCGCCAGCCGCGTTCTGCTTCATTCGCTTTTCAGCCACCTGCATTTTGCGGTTGAAATCGTCGAGATTTTTGGACCCCTTTAGGATGTCGTCGCTCATCCGGCGGAACGAGTTGTCCGCCTTGATCTTGCCAAGCGTTGCGGAGAATTTATCGAGCGAGCCGGCCGACGTGGCAATGTTCTTGGCCACGTCCTGCCATGTCTTGCCCACGCCCTTCACGGCGCCGTCGGCAGTCCGCGCCGACGCCGCCAACTGCTTCATCGGGTCGGCACCTTTGCCACCGTCAACCGGAGTCAGTTTCAAGACCAGCTCTTTTTCAGCCATAAATCACCGCCCCCTCGCTAGCACCGCCTGAATGATCGGCGTCACGTTCGCCCCCGCTAACTGGCCGCGGGCGACCCCGTCCTCCACCCACCGAATTAAGGCGCAATTCCGTTGCACGATCCGGTCGTCGGGCATGGGCCGGCCCGCCTTGATTTCCATATACAGCTGCAAGGCCCGCGAATTTTTTTGCGACAACTCGGCGTCTGGATTTGGTTTGCAGTCCCTGGATTTCGGGCAGAGATGGCATGGTGTGCTGGCTCCGGCTGGGCGTCTGACTTCCTTGCCGCCCCGCGTTGCGCGCTTCCATTCTCGGTCATAGAGCCAGACAAGACAGTCATCACACGTTGGCAGCTCGGGGTGGGTCAGCAGTAAACCCACCCCGCGCGTCAGTTTTTTGCGTCCCGATTCTCCCGCAGCTCAGCAACCGTGCAACCCTTTTTGCGGGCCTCCGCGACGAGCGCGTCGTCTGCGTCTGTGCTGACGTCGCCTTGCTCTGGATCGTTATCAGGCGCAACGTTTCCCGCGACGACCTTGAAGAGCTTGTCGAACAATGTCAGTTTCAGCCTGAGCAAATTATCCGGCTTGAAAACGACCAATTCCCCGTCCCGGCCTTTCAAATCCCAGCGCACCAACTTCTTTGTCAGGGCATGGGCCATCTCGCGGCGGTCTTCGAAAAACTCCAACTTCATTGAGACCTTGGCGTACTCGAGGTATTCCTTGATTAGCATTGGGCGAAACTCAAACCGCAAGGCCGGATATATGCCGGGAACGGCCGCGATGTAGCCGTTCTCGGTGTACCCGTCGTCGAAAATGAATGCGGAGACAGTGGCTGCGGACATGCAAGAAAACTCCTAAAAAACAACCATTTCAAGGCGAGCTGTCGTTGACCGTCGTGAGCTCCATAGTGGTGCTCATCTTGCGGGCGACGCCTTGGATCGGAAGCATGATTTCATCGCGCCCGCTCAATGTCGGCGGCAGTCGCGGGAAGCCAACGCCCGTACTTGTGAATTCCAGGCTACGCCCGCCAAGCGTCCATTTTGCGACCACGGTCACTCCAGAGGAAGCCAGGCCATACAGGGCGCTGTTGTCGCCGTACGGCCCGTCCAGCGCCCAGCTGATAATTCGGTCCTTCTCGGGCAAGCTGGCCCGGACCTGCGAATTAAAAAACCGTTGCGCGTCCAGTGCGTTGTCAATGGTTAGCGACACGTCGCGGAAGCTGTAGATCGAGCTCGCGACCGTCGCCACCACGTCCGAATGAATGTACGGGCCGACCAGGCTGATTGTCAGGGTAGCGAACGTCGTAGCGCTAATAGCCACGTCCAGCGCCTCAACGTCCAGCGTCACGTTTAGCGGCTGCCCCTGCGAGCTTGAGAAAACCGCTTTGCTGACCTTGCAGCCACTGAAATAAATCCGCTTGGCCACGTAGTCGAAATTGGCGCCGAACGACGGCAGCGTTTCGGCCAGCGGGAAAGCGTCTGCGGATTCTGTCCCGCCCAGGATTCGCGGCAGCCAAGCGTCCAGCTCGACGCTATTGAGCTGCATCGTCACGGAGAAGCCGGGAGCGCGCGTGTTTTGCCGAACCCGATCAGCCTGGTGGCTGCGCGTGCCGCGAATGCCGGCCGCGTCCAGCAGCTCCTCATCGATCTTGAGTGTGCTCGCGGTGAATTCGTATTCCTCTGTCGAGGCTTCGAGCGAGGCGCTAACGCCAAAATGCCCTTGGGCCCCCATGACGGCTGCCATGTGTTACCTCATTCGGCTCGTGCCGGGTTGTGAATGTCCGCAAGTCGTTTCACGACGCCATCCCTGGCCATCGCCACGGCCTCGAGCGGCACTGTCACTACCGGAGTAATCACCGGTTCGTTGCTGTGGTTCTTTCGCCGCACTGCATCGCCCATGCGCCGCTTATAACAGTCCCAAGCGCGCTCCACATCCCACGGCCGCAAGTCCGTTTGTGGAGCGCCGTCGTTGTCAATGACCGGCACTTGATCGGCCGGCCCGAACTCGGCCGCCGCGAAGCCTGGAAGCTGAACTCGATAACGGATGCCATCGCTCATGTTGACCCCCGCGCCTCGCGACTGATGAATGAAAGAGCCAGCGGATGTACAAGCATTTGAAACGCAGCCAGAATAGCCACGTCCAGGATCGGCGAGCCTTCGACGCGGCAGGTGTAGACTGACGCTGGCCCACCTGAGACCGCTGCCGACAAATGCTGGTTAATGAACAGCTTGCGAATGCGGGATCGGCGAAGCAAAGCAGCATCCATGAATTGCCCGTCTTCTGCCGGCTTCCGGTCGCAATCGTAAATCACAACCGGATAGCTGATGTCGTCTCTGGCGTTCGTCCCGCCAATCACTGACTCCGACCCGGCGGCACAAACAAATATCGCCGGGAAAACGGTGATATCTGGATTGATTCCCCAGAGCACGTGTACCTGCGCACTGGCAATACCGTCCAGGCTCAGCGCCCTGATGCCGGTCTGCACGTATTCGCAAATCAGCTTGTGCGTCGAGGCGCTCGGCACGCTCGGCCCCCTATAGCTTCTTGAGCATTTCCTTCACCCACCAGTTGCCAAAGATTTCGACGATCCTATCCTGGAGCGCCTCATTAAATCCAAGAAACGGCCGGGCCGGGATGTGCCTGGTGCCGTACTGGTGATAGCGCGCGTACCCTAAGTTCGTGCCTTGCAGCAGCTCGGCCCTTGTCAAGCGCTCAACATGGCCAGGGCCAGCCGCTGTAAGGCTCGCCATGAGCAGCCCAGTGTCGCGGAGCGGCTTGTCCTTTTCCGCGCCTTTGGCCTTGCCCATGCCCTTAGTCCTTTTCCGCGGGCGAGCCAGCGGCGCCCACGCTTCGCCGTCCGGCCCGTGCCCCCCTGCGAAGTTTTCCTTTGCGCTGGCCTTGATGGCGGTGCTGCACGACCGCAGCGGCTCGGTATAGTCGCTGCCCTGGCTGCCCTGGCTGATGCCATCCAGCCGCACGGCCAGTTCGCTCAAAGTTATTTGCTCGGTAGCCATTACCACTCCGTAGGAACGCCGCGCCGGCTGTCGTCCGAATCCAGGCCGTACAGGTCGTTCGCCGTGCTCAGACCGCCATGACCAACGGTTCCTGTTATCACCGGGTCGGCGAGTTCGTCGGAGATTTCGAGAGTTGTGATCTCTTCCAGCTTGCCACGCCAGTAATCGAGTTCCGTCCTCCACTCGCCCACGTCGTCCTTGTCGCCGGAACCGTCGATCAGTGCCTGGTAGCGAGCCAAGAATTTACTGAAAGTCAGTGCGCGGTCCCAGGTGAGCACCTGCGCCGTGCTGTACCCGAGATCGAGAAAATGCCCGTAAATTTCGTCGGCGGCAGCCGTAGTAGCGTCGGCGATAACCTGAGTCCAGAAGCCCGCCATCACGGACACTTCCACGTGCAGCGCGCCGGCGATGGACGCCTTGACCTCGACGACTGTGGCGAATGGCATTGGCCGTTACCTCGATTAGCTCCTGCCGTTGACGGGCAGCGCACCGCGGGCCACCAGCAGCGGCGACGGGGCCGGGCCTTGTTGTTGAGGCGCGAGCAAGGCAGCCTTCGCCATTTCGAGCAGGCCGACCAGCATGGGCTTGCTGCCGGCCACCGGCCCGGTGGCGCCGAACTGCATTTGCCCGTCGTCGGTGAGCGTGATGGTCAGGACCGACTTCATGCGGAAAAGCCCTCATCATGGACGAAACAAAACCGCGACGGCCGCCATGCGCAAGCAACCGCCGCGGCAAGGAGGCGGCTTACGACAGGCTGGTGAGCAGGTTGGACGGGATCGCCAGCACCGAGGCCTGAATGAAACCTGGCAGGGCGATGTCGCCGCCGTAGTAGACGACGAAATGGCCGGGGCCGATCAGCATGACCGGGTGCAGCGGCTCATAGAGCAGGTCGAATGTGTAGACGTTCAGAGTGGCCGCAGCGCCCTGGACATCGGTCGTAGCTTGCTTGCGGGCCAGTTCGGTGATGACCGGAGTCGCAACGCCATCGCCGGTGTAGGCGGAGAAGCATGTGAACGGAGCGGTGGTCGTCAAGTCCGTCCGCATGTTCATTGGCACTTCCGTCGTGGACGTGCCGGCGGTCTGCACCTGCGTGCGGTCTACGCCGATGACAATTTCGTTTTCATGCGCGTCGGTCGTCTGAAGGCCGATCTGGCACTCGACCATGATCCGCAACGGGATCAAGGCATAGCCGGCCGGGCAATTGATGGCCAGCTCAGGCTGCTCCAGGTCCAGCACCGTGCCATTGCCGCCGCCAGCGATGGGCGTGGTGAGGGCGCCCACCTGGATATGCCAGCCGAAGCCGCGGGCGATCAGCGCCTGGCGCCAGTCGGCCTGCAAGCCAGCGCCCAGCAGCGACCGCAGGTACTGTTCAACCGAAGCGAAATCGAGGGTCTTCACTGCAAGGTCAAGGCTCATGACAATCGGTCCTCTCTGATTAGTGTTTCGAGGGCAGTGGCTTCCTCGGCATCCGAGATCGGCCGGGACGTATCGGGGACAACCTCGGCCACCAGCTGCTGGTAGGCCAGTTCACGTTCGGACGGGCTCATAGTGCCTGCGGCGTCGGCCTTGGCGTTGACGACATCGCGGACGGCGCGGCGTAGATTGTAGGCAGGGGAAAGGCCATCCGTGCCTGAGCTGTAGGTGGCGTACCAGGCGGCAACACGGGTAGCGCGGGTGCCGCTTTGCGCGACAGCAAGCGCGGCGCGGAACGCCGTCAGTTCGGCCAAGGGAGCCAGGACCGCTGACCGGCAGGTATTAACGAAAGCGGTGGTCAGGGCCATCGACAGACTCCGAATAGAGAAAGCAGGGCGATGGGTAGCAAGCCGCAACGTCACGCACCCAGGGCGCTGGTCGGAACCACAGTGGCCACGTCCTTGTACACGTTGTCCACGTTGCCGGTGGACGCGATGTACTGGCTGATGGTGACGGCGGTCTTGAGGATTTCAGCGAGCTTCAGGTTGCAGCAGAGAACGAAATTGCTGGCCGTGGGCTCCCAGCCCTCGTGAACGTACAGCGAATCGTCGGTGTCCTTGCCCTTGGGCAGCGTGAACGAACGGAAGCCGTTGACGATCTGACGGACCAACTCGTAGCACTCGGCAACGGTTGGGGTGTCGGTGATCGTGACGTGGTAGGCGTCCCACCAGAAGCCGTAACCCAAACCGAACCTACAATCAGCCCAGTATTCAAACTCCTTGAGCTTGGCCGCTTGGGGCGTCTCGGCATCGGTCTGGAGCCCGGACAGGCTTTCGCGGTCCTGGAAAATAATCGGCTTGATCGCCGAGTTGTCGGTAATGAGGGCGACGACCTTGTGAGTCGCGCCGTCATTGCTGGCGTAGTTCGCCACGTCAAGATTGTCGCCGCTGCCGAACGTGTGCGAGTTGGCGAACATCGCCGTGCCGTCGAAGCAAAGGTTCGTGGTGCCTAGCGCCAGGTGCGACATGACCTTGTGGCCGATGTCTTTCTGCGCCCGGCCGGGCATGGCGTTGACGGTCTTCAGATAGCCGCCGATCTGGTCGTCGTCGAGGTCTGTTTTGCGAACGCTGACCGGTCCGATGCGGTACTCCTTGTTCGCCAGCGTGTATTCCTTGTTCACCAGCCGCACGCCAGGCGAGTAGCCCTTGAACTCTGCCAGGCGCGGCAGGTTGCTCATGTAGGTGTGGGTCTCGACTTTGGTGGTCGAGGTCATGGTGGTGGTGAACGGCTCGTATGCGGCCGGGAACGACTTGTCATCCGCGGCCATCTTGCCATTCATGAATTCGCTGCGAGCCATCGCCGAAAAGGCGTTCACGTCTACGGCCATTGGTGTCTCCGTGTGAATGTCGCCGGCGATGCGGCGTGTCGGGTTCTCTGCTATCGAGGACGGTTACTTTCGTTTGTGATGCTTGGGTTGCACGGGCTCGGGCGGCGTCGGGGCCGGCTCTTCCGGCGGCTGAGTCGCGGCTTCCGTCACTTTGGCTAGCTCGGCTTCGAGGTCGGCCACGCGGGCGGCCAGCGTTGCGTTGCGGCTAACTTGATCGCCGGCGTCGGCCTGCATGTCGGCCACCATCCTGGTTGCCACGTGCTCGCGTTGATCGGCAGCCCGAACAGCAGCGCGAGCATCGTCAGCCACATTCTCCAGTTCACCGACCGCAGCTTCAAGCTGCTTACACCGCTTCTGTAGCTTGGCGAACTCTTTGGCGTCAACCGCGTCATCGGCCGTTACCGCCGCGGCGAGCTGGGCGGCGCTCGCGTCAACCATTTCGCAATCGAGCAGGCCGACGTTCTTCTTGCCGCGATAGAACTCGGCCATCCGCTTGGCAACACCTGGAGTAATCGCCACGGCATCGGCCGCATCCCTGGACCAGCCGCCAATCGCCCCTTCGGCGGTGACAGCCGTCGCGTAGTGGACGAGGACCATGTCGCCCTCGCCCTTGGTTCGCTTGATCCGAAGCATGAAATCAGCCCCCAAGGCTGTTAGGCGATGTCGCGGTTTTCAACTATCCAGGCCGTCCCCGTCGAAACCAGCGTGGCACAATCGAACTGCGCGTCGATTGTTGCCAAGGTCGTAGCCCCGTCAATGGTCTCGCCCGCGTCGCCATCGAGCGTGGCAGCCACGGCGTCGGCTGTCGTCTTGACAAAGTGGATTCGGTCCCCGACCTGCGTACCTGCCACCGCCGGCAAGTTGACTGTGTAGGCCCCGGTGCTCGGGATAATAATCGTCTTGTTGACATCCCATTTGGTCAGCGTCTGGGTGCCAGTCGCGGCCAGCGTCTTGGCCGATCCGAGCCGTTTGTGCGCGGCCACGCCGTCGTAGACCGGCTCGACCAGGGCGATGCCGGAGGCCGCGACATCGACCACGATGCCGATCAGATTGCCGTAGGTGCCGCCGTTGGTCAGCACGCCGGTTTGATCGTCAGAGGCATAGACCTTCTTGCCAATGTCGGTGACGGCCACGCCGGAAACCGCCAGCTCGAAGCGGAACGGCTGGTGGTAGTCCAGCTGCAAAGTGTCGTCGCCGGCGGTGCCAATCGGTATCAGCGGGTTGCCCTGATCCCCGCGCACGATGCCCGCGAAGATCATGGATTGGCTGTCGTCAAACTTCGCCAGGTAGCCGGCGGTTGTGATGCCGACCATAGCGCTGACGTAGTATTGCAGTTCAGCGGCAAGCGTCACACTGGACCGCTTCATGAATTCGTCGCTCCGGCGGATGGCGCCTTTGGCGACTTTGGCGGTTGCATTGGCCACGGTTCAGGCTCCTGAGTATGGGACTGGCCGCAAGCGGCCGAATGAGTCAGAACAAAAGGGACCGCTGCTGTTAAGCCGCGTAGGCTGCAGGCACGCCGTACTGAGCGGCGGTCAGGTCTGGCTTCTTCTTCTGGGCGGCCCTGAAAGCCTCGACGTACTGGCTGGCGCTCTTGCCGCTGGCCTTGAGCGCCTGGGCAATCTCCGGGGACTCACTGAATGAGACGACCTTCTGCGCTTCGCCATCGGCGTTCGGACTGCCGCCCTTGCCGACCCTGATTACCTCAGACATTTTCACGAGGTTCGGCCTGGCCTTGATCAGCTTGAGCTGCTTGTCCAGTTCGGTGTCGCCGTCGGAGAACTTGGCGATACCGTCGGCCCGGTAGAGCTGCGCCTTGAGGCCGTCCACCTCGCCTGGGGTGACTTTGCCCTGGCTGACTAGGAGCGATAGCTCGCTGTCGATCTGGGTCTTTTTCTGAGCCTCGGCAAACTTGCTGATGCTCCCCTCGGCTGCCTGGATTTTGGCGTCGTGCGACCGCAGGGCCTTGGCCACAGCGGCATCAATAAGCGGGCCAAAGACCTCTTCGGGTTTCACGTCTTTCTCCCCGAATTTGAGAGTGACCTGGGAAGGCGTGCGGTCGGGCACGCCGGGGATTGCGGACAGCGGTGCCGGCGCCGGCGCGGCGGACATCGGAGCGGTCGGCGGCATCTCGGGAGTGGGGGCCGGATCGGACTGGCCCTTGAGCAGCCGCACGACCTCGGCGAGCCCCTCGTCGTCGAGCTGGTCCATCACGGCGGGTTCCATGCCCATCTGGCCGAGTAGAGCCAGCATGTCGTCGCGAGTCACTGCAGCCGGGGGGCCGTCAATGGCCATGCTAGCCGCGTCGTCGGCGAATTTCTTCCAGGTCGCTTTGCAGGCGTCCCTGGTGATTTTCTCGCTGAACTTCTTGGGCAGCTTGCGGGCGGCCTTGATCGCGGCCAGAAGCGGAGCAGACATTTTTTTCGTCTCCGAATAAAATCGAATGACCTTGTAAGTGGCTTCCGCAAACTTCGCTGACAAATCGGCGTCCAGGCTTAGTAGGCCAAAATTCGTGATGACCTGATCCAGGAACGACGAGGTGTAATTTGTACCTTTGTGGACTCCCGTGTCAAATATCTCGACGCCGCGGAGCTTCCCGTTCGCCGGCGTCGGGATGTCGGCAAGCGTTTTCACCTCGGGGATTTCGGCCCCGAGCATGGCGACGCGCCGCAACACTGGCCCGTACAGTTTACCGCCGGCGGTGAAATCCTCGTAGAACTCTGCGGACACTTTGCTGTAGGCACCTTGCTCGATCAGTTTGGCCACGATCCCTGGCACGTCATTGAAGTCGGCCAGCAACTTCGTGCCGTCTCGCCAGATACGGACGGCGCGGCCCATTGCTGGGAGGTCGGTGCGCTTGAGCAACGCCTCGTCTTCCTCGTGGCCGGGGACCGCGCGCACCGCGAACAGCGGCGGGGTCAGGTGGATCGGCGGTGGCAGAGTGGCTGCGGGCATGAGTGCGAGTAGAACGAAAGGCGGGGGGCAATGTCAAATCGTAGAGAGCTTGACGCCGCCGGCTTGCAGTTTCTCAACATCGCTACGATAAATCGGAATCATTGTGCAGCGGCAATTGAAACCGGAGAACGTTCCGTCGATGGAGTCGCGGACGCTCGTGAACGGCACGTCTGACGAATAGTATTTGTCGAAGTGCGCCGCATGGCTGGGCCGCTGCCGGCCGTCTGCAATGCCCACGAATCGCCACCACGGGAATTCCGTAGCAACCTCGGCGAGCTCTTGCTGAGAGCCATCGTTGTAAGAATTCATCAAATTAGTTCGCGTCAGCATAGAGCTGTACTCGCCTGCCACCTGCCTTCCGCCCACCGTCTCCGTCACGCCCGCCGCTTGCAGCAAGTCAGTGATAGCTCGCGGCGTAGCCTTGACCGCATTGCCGGAGTCGAGCACGCCTTGAATGGCTGCCTGCACGCGCTCGAGCAAAGCGGCGTCGGCGTTCACCGCCAGCGTGAACGCCAGCCGGTTCATGGTTTCGGTCAGGTCGGCGGCTACCACACCGGGCAAAGGCAATTTGAGCCTGAAGAACTCAAGCGCCTTCTCGGGAGCAAGCGGCCGTAGCGGCTGATCGGCAAACACCTCGAATGGAGTCGGATCGTTGGCCGAAAACTTGATGGCCGGCTCAGAGTGCTTAGCCAATCGCAGGCGGATGCGTGATCGGCCCAACAGTTCGGCAGTGACGTTGGTTGCAGCGATGGCGTCTGCGATCTCCGCGCGCTCGGCATCGTTGAATAGCCGGTCGGCGTGGAGCACCACGTTACCGCGTTCGAGCCAGCGGGCCAGAGCGGAGCGCGTGACGCGGGCTAGGACGGCGGCCCCGTCGCTCTGGGCAGACTCGAGGAGTTGCGTGGCTTTGCGGCCATCGGCGTTGACCAGGGCCACGTCGCCGGAGTCGGCTACCTGTGCGTCAAGGCGCGCGTCGATCTTGGCGGCGGGTGATTGTTCGGCGCGCAGCAGCTGCCGCCCCGTGGCGAACGCCACGAACTCAGCGAACTCGGCTAGGTCAGGGTCGAGGGTGATCATTGCTCAACAATCGTTTCCGGGTCGGCCTCTTGCCCGCCGACCAGGTGGACCTTGATCCCAAGTTCTTCTGACTCGACAACCTCCAATTCACCTTCCAGGTCTACACTGGCGTACTCGATTGGATCGAGATCATAGGTTTGCTCCACACTGAATTGCTCATCCCAGCCGGCACGCTTCGCCTTCACATTCATCGCGAATTCTCCATTCTCATCAGCTTGTCATTGCGAGAGCGGTTCGCTGCAAAGCTCTCGGGAATCAGGTTCGGAAGTTGGTAGCCGCCACCCTGGCGCTTAACGAATATTTTACCACGTTCAAACTTCACAAGCCCATCTTTATTTATGGCCGGATCGTCGGTCCAGTGCATTTTGATCCCCGTCCACGGACAGACGACGTAACCCTTCTCTTCGCCACCGAACTCCTTGAAAAGATTCTGCCGCTGCTGCCGCCGCGACGCAGCCGAACCACCACGCGACTCACCGCCGGCGCGTATCTCGCCGCGCTTGGCGGCTTCCAGCTCGGCCCGCGCCTTGACGACCTGGTCCTTTGTCGGAACGGGCGCATCTTTGATTTTCTGGTCCGCTATTTTCTTCGAGGCACGATGCTCCGCTTTGGTCGCGGCTGCCGGTTTGCGCGGCGCGGCTGGCTTTTCTGGCCCGGCACACGGCCCCGGCTTACCGCCTTTGCCGCCACAGAACTCACTCACGAAAGGGCTGTCTGGATCGCCTTCCGAGAACTGCGCCTTCGCCCGGAAAAACGCGGCTGCCAATCCGTCCATATCGAGCGCGGCAGGCTCACTGAGCTGCTGCACACTCGGCGCCGGCGAAGCGGCAACTGGAGCGGCACCAGGGAGCCCGAGCCCCAGCCCGGCCCCGGCCGGCCGCGCCGTGTCCGCCTCGTCCGTTGGCTCCGGGCGCCCGTAACGCTTACGCAAGTCTTCCTTGGACAGCTCGACGCCCATTGCGCTAAGCCCGGCATCAACCGTCATACTCTGCGCCATCTCGGCATCGTCAACCCCGCCAAGCGACACCTCGGGCACGGCGGTTCCTGCCGGGAAATTCAGGTCGGTCGCATCGGTCAAAACCTGGGTATTCAGCAGAGACGTGACGCACGCCGAAATGTACCACTTTCTCAGGTCGGCCGTGGCCTTGTGGACGCTGCTGTTGCCGCGCGCGTTCGCCACGTCCCCTTGCAGTGCTTGCAGCGTGGCGCCGCTGATTCCGAGCAACACCTCTTGTTGAAAATCGTCTACGGCTGATTTGAAATCGGAGGTGCCCTTCATGGCTAGATCGACCATCTCGACCTGGACGCCGTCCGGTATCGAAATCCAGGTGTTTGCCGCGGCCGATTCCATCGCGTCTTCAAGCTCGCCACGCTGGCCGCTATCAGCATAAGTGCCTTTTAACATTGGTCCGGCGGCGAATTTCGATAGGAAAATCATGCGGAGCTTGGTGGCCGTATCGATACAAAAGTACGCGCGATAGGCCGCGCGCAGGTCGGACGTGCCGGCGGGGCTGTCCCACAGCGGCAGGTGCCGCCAGATTACGAATTGATGCGGCTCGAATCGCTGGCCGCTCGACGCGCCACGCCCGATGACTGCGGTGATATTGTTGTGCTCATCCACTTCCAGGTCAACTTGCTGGCCAGGCATTCTCGACTTCAACCGGAGGAGCAACCGGCCCTTCCAGCGGCCACGCTCCTCGATATGCCAAGTCTTTTCGCTGATGCTGTAGCCTGTAATCAAGCCGGGCAGGACCACCGTTTCGCAAAATGCCGGCAGGCCGGACACGTCCCAATCCGTGGCACGGATGCGGCCGATTAGGTGCAGGCCGAACTCGGCCGCTTCCTGGTCGTTCGGCCCGTCGCCCGTCGTGTTTGTCGCCACGTCCAGGGCCGCGATGCTCAGCACTTTTTCCAGGATTCCCGCCTTGACGCTGGGTTCCCGGAGCATCTGCGGGTAGGCGTTGCGGTGCGCCTGCGTCTCGCCTGTGAGACTGTCGAGGTAAGGCAGGAAAGTGAAGCGCCCTTTGGCGGCACCAGTGCGCACGCGGGCGCGTTCAATGGCCAGCTCGTGGCGAGCCATGTCCGTACTGCCCCAGGTTGCGGCCCGCTTTTTCAGCCAGGTGAGAATGCCCATAGGTGGACATGGTAGCGGGGGGCACGGGCCAGACGCAAAGCGGGCGACTATGCCCACACGCCCTCCGGCATCCTCGCCACTGCCGACCCCCCGGAGCTGGGCAGTCCGCCGACGCCACGGCGTAGGCGAGAAATCACGTATCTTGTGGCATCGAGTAAATGAAAAGTTTCCTTGTCCGCAATCGCCTCGAGTACAGCGCCAGCGTCATCGACCTCGCGGCTGTAACTGCCAAGCTCATCAAGCAGTCCAGCCAGGTCGCCGAACACTATCAAGTCGCCAGCCTTGATCGTGGCGTACACCCGGTCAATCCCAACCTCGACCTCGTGTACGGCAGGCTCCTGGACCGGCAGGCCGGCGGCCCGGAACTCGGCCCGCCATTGCTCCTCGCTCTTCGATCCGCCGACGCACGTCGGCAACCGTAGCACGCCTTCTGTCAGGTGGCGCTTGTGCTCCGCCGCCGTGCGGTTCACCTGAGGATGATACTCTCGGTAGGCGTAGAGTTTCCCACTGGCCGGGTCGCGCGCCAGGAACACACCGGCCGTGTTGATGCCGCCGAAGTCTAACCCCAGGTAGCGCGGCCAGTGGTCCGGCAGCTGGAATCTAGGCATGACGTGGATCGTTGGATCGAAGCAATCGTAAATCAGGCCGGCGGGCCGCGTGAATTGGCCCCGGTAAAACATGTCGAATTTCCAGCGCGGCATCGAGTCCCGAAGCCGGGCGAACTCTTCCTTCGAGAAGCTCGGGTTCGCACTGCTGTCGAACTGGATCACGTCGATCAATGGATGCAGCCGTTTGGCTGCAATCCACGGATCGTAAAGCTGCTGTTTTAGCCAGCCCAAATTGTAAGGGGTCGACGTGATGAGGACACGCCCCTGATTGATCGACAATCGGCCCTGAATGGCCTCCCAACTGGACATTTTGAATCGAGCTTGCCCGGCCTCGTCAAGCCATGCGGCCCTTGCCGTCATTGCCTCGAGAGAGTCCGGACTGTCGGCATGGCCAAAGATGACGCGCGTCTTGCCATCGTGGAAATTGAACGAGTGAGTCGATCCATTGTATTTGCCGAGTTTCAACGTCCGCTCGAATAGGCTGATGAACTCGGGTAGCGCTTTGTTCGTGAGTAGCGGATATGACGGCGTTGCCACCAGGTAGTCGCCCGGTCGATACTCTACCGAGCAGTCCGGCAGCGGGCGAAATATCTCCCGGTAGAGCCACGGAGGCCCCGTCACGGACTTCCCGGACTGCCTGCCGGCCAACAGGAGAACGAACCGCTTGGTGGAACGGATGGCCCGCCACTGGTCGCGATGGAAATCGAATCGCAGCGTGCCGTCACGGCGTAGGTGCGATAGTTGAGGCTGCTGTAGCAATGTCATCGGGTGGCCCCGCGAACTCGATCACGCGAACCGCTATCGGTGCGCCGTCTGTGCCGCTCAACTCTAACTGCTCCTTCAGCAACCCCCTTAGCTTCGCCTCCAGCTCACGCAGTGACTTGATAGCCTCCATGAATCGCGGGTTGCCGTCTCGGCCCTCGGTGACTATCTCCGCGTCCCGCCGCTCGCCATGCCCATCGGACCCGAGCCCCTCAGTCCTCCTGGCCCGCTTGCGGTCCTTCGGTTTTTTGCTCCGCTCCCAGGCGGCCCGCAGCTCGGCCATCTGCCACTCGATCTGCGCCAGCATCCGGCGCACCGCTTCGCCTTTTGCCTCCTCGGTTCCTGGGGAGAGGTTAGCGAACACGGCGTCCAAGTCGCGCTGAATCTGGGTGACGTGGATCCCCTCGCGCACGGCTTGCTCGTGGTTCAGGGCGCCCTTGGACCAGGCATCGAAAACGCGCAGTCGGCGGGCGTCTGCGTCAGCTTTGGTGGATCGTGGCTTGCTTGGCATAGAGGCGCGGTTCCTGGTCTGGTCGCGCGTTTCGCGCATCTGCCGCCATTGTAGCCGGTTGTGGATGCCCGCCGCAAACCGGTGCCGCTACCTCGCCTTCCGCCATTCATCAAGCTTTTGTAAAAACCCGCTCCAGGGGTATGAGACCCTGGAGCGGCATACGGCACCGTCAGCATCGGTTTCAAGATTCTCTTCGCCGTATTTCAGGAAGGCATGGACGGCCTCGGTTACAAACCCAACATCGCCTTCCACCATTCAATCAAGCTTTTGTAAAAACCCGCTCCAGGGGTATGAACCCCTGAAGCGGCATACGGCATTAACTCCTTCGGTTTCAAGCTCCCGGTCGCCGTATTTCAGGAAGGCACCCGTACTCTCGGTTACAAATGAGGGCTCGCCTTCCACCATTCAATCCAGAGATTTTTCAGCAGCAGCTTAGTGGCCAACAACATCCCGTGCCGATGGCACCGCAGCTTCGGGTAGTCCGGGTGATCGGCCTGCAGTTTCGCCTTCGTCTCGTCATATCGTGCGCGGTAGGGACCAGCACTCAGGGCATCGGTTTCAACACAACCGTCGCCAGCCCCACCGCGCACAAAGTTTTGCTTCACGATCCCCTCGCCGATCAAGAACGCAATCGACCGCCGCCTGGGAGAATACCCGAATGATGCCCACTCATCAGCCGGCAGCTTGCCCTCCCGTCCTGATCGCCACGTTGCGCCCATCAGGGTCTTGTGATCGTGCGACCAGGGAGCGCACCCCAGCCGCCGCCACACCTTTCCTGGGTTGGCGTAGCCCGACAAGTCTCCTGTCTCGCCGATGACTATGGCGAGAAACAACATTCCAAATCCGCGTTGCTCGGGGCAGGCGACCCAATCGGCCACGGGCAGGAGCGCGGATTGCTTCCGCATTTCTTTCTCCAGATCAGCCAGCGTTTTGTTGAAGCTGTCGACGCCGACCTGCGTCGCCAGCACAATTTTTCGTAACGGATGCCCCTCGGCGCCGCCGGCAATGGCTTCTATCAACTTGCTCGCTTCGCCGAATTTTGCTTGACGGTCTTTCTCTGCCATCCCCGAGTGATAGCCCAGCGTGCCGGCAACGATTGCCTGGAGCCTATTGGCCTGCATGTTGCGAGACTTGAGCACTACTGCACGCTGTCTCTGGAGCGACTGAAGTTCAAGACAGAGAGACGGCAAAGCAACGGTCGGTTTCATTGCCCCATTCGCCGTCTCTCCGTCTGAATGCGGCACGTCCCCATTGGCGCTTGGCACGCAATCACTCGGTTTCACATGATCTTTCGCCTTTGCGCCTTTGGCTTTCCTTGGTTTTACCATCGTCGTCGTCGTCATTCTGTTCTCCTGGTGTAAGAGTGGCAATACTCTATTCGGTTTCATTCGGACAGTCGCCGCCTAGTTCAATTGGGGCATGCGAAGAATCGGTTTCACCAGCGCTTTCGCCCCATTTGTTTCGTGCTTCCCGTTACGCCTTCGCCTTTTCCATGTTCCTGAACAAATTGCCAAGCGTCTTCTCGCTGACGACATCATGCACACGCTTGTCGTCCGGCACCATCGTCGCCAACTTGGCGCACAGGTCCGCGTTGAACCGATGGCCGGAGGCTTTCTCTGCCTCTTTACTGGCGATGTCTGCCAGGTCGCGGCCGTAGAGGCACCCAAGCACGGTGCCAGCAATGCGGTAGTTGTAGAGCGACTCATACACCCGCTGAACTGAGCCAGATAAGCCTACGATCACCTTGGCCGGGCCGCCATACGCGCCGGCTGCGATCTTCATGGCTCGTGCCGACTGATGGCGGCAATCGTAAACTAGATCGCTGACGGCCGCGTGCGCCAGCGCCAGCACAAACTCATCGAAATTGTCAAGCTTCATGACTTGTTCGTAAGCCGCCGCGATGGCGACATTCACATCCTGCTTGTGCTTCTCAGCACACCGCCTGGCAATGTCGTGCACTTCCGGTGGGATTTTTTCCATTGTCAATCCTTTAGTAAAAGAACGAGAAGGCACGCACGCAATTCGTGCAGTTTCAGCTCCCAGCTCGCTCGCCCCAATTACTCGCCAGAGAACACTGCCACCGCAGCTTGCAATCGCAGCACGTATGCCGCGTTGCGTTTGCCGGCCTTCTCCGCCAATCGGTACCGATGGCCGGGAAAAACGTCAGCCTGGTCGACGATGTGCAGCTTCACCAGCTTTAACAGGTGCGCTCGTGCCGTCCGCTCCGCAACATTGCTAGCACCGGCAACGTCACGCGCCGTCATCCACTTTGCGCCGGCTGATTTTAGCGCTAGGAACACGCGGACCTCGTGAGCCGACACCACATTTCTCTCGGCCATTAGCACCCCCCTGGATTAGTGAACTAGATCGTACCTTGCCTTGCCCGGCCTAATCTATCCAAGGCGATCCGGGAATGCAAGCCCCAAGAAAGAATTTGCCAGAAACAATTCCACGCGGCACCCGTGCAGCAGATGGTGGTGAGATCGGACGCGCAAAAAAAAGTGCGCCGCCAGAACGTATTCTGGCGGCGCACTTCAAACTGGCGGATCGGTCGGCCCCGCAGCTAATTCTGGCTGGCAGCAAAGAATCTGCTCTTCCCGTCCGGCTGCAGCCCCGGCACTCAACTACCTGGGACCACGCATCGAAGCACTTTGTCCCGAATCGTTTCCGCGATGTGACGCATCATCACCGGCGGTACGCTGTTGCCGAGCCGCTCCCATTGCTGCGCGTAACTGCCGCAGAGAATGAAGTCGTCCGGGAAGGCACAGATTCGCTTGAGTTCGGCGATGGTGAACTTGCGCTTTTCTGTTGGGCGACAAACGCCCGCAGCACCGCTAATGCTTTTCGTCGTCACCGTCGGGCACGGCTCACCTTCTTTCAACTTGTCCCACTCGCCCCCGATGGCGTAGCGGCTGATGTCGGTCTCGGCTTCGACGAATCTTGCCAGCCCGTCCCCCTGTTGCGGTGCAGTCCCAACCGTGTGATAAGGACGGTCGCTCGCAACTTGCTCCGCCTGCCCGAATCCTTTGGAAATCCCGATAGTAGTTATCCACGGCAACGCGTCCCGCACGCTGTACAGATACGGCAGAGGCTTCGGGTGAACTGGGTCCATTCCCAAGTCTTCCCGCACGCCGACAAATATCGTTCGCTGTCTGGACTGAGGGACGCCGAGCCACTTGGCATCGAGCACCTTGCACGTCACCCGGTAGCCGCTCGCTTTCAAGTCGCGCAGGATTTCCAGGAAGTATCCCTTTGCCGTTCCCTTCACCAATCCGCTCACGTTCTCGGCAACGAATGTTCTCGGCATCAATCCGCGCAGCAAGCGGATGTATTCGGAAAACAGTGTCTCATTGCACTGCTTTGCGCCGTGCTCGTAGGTCTTGGCTTTGCCCCAGCCCTTCTCCCGCTTGCCGGCCGTGCTGAACGCTTGGCATGGCGGCGAACCATCGAACAGGTCCAGCTCGCCTTGCTTTAGCCCAGTCGCTGCGAAGATGTCCGCTGGCTGCACGAACTTGATATCTCGGCAATCCAGGTGGCAGTCAGCGGCAGCGTTCGCCTTGTAGCTGGCCTGCGCCGCCGGCACGAACTCATTCGCCCAGACGACCTTGAAGCCGGCCATGCGGTAGCCGGTGCAACTACCCCCGGCGCCGCTGAACGTGCTGGCGACCTTGAAGCAGTTCCACGGCAAGGCGACGATCTCGCTCATCAAAGGCACGCGGTAGGGTGGCTTGTCGGCCACAGCTGTCTTCACGGGTTCCCCATCGTCACTGAGCCAATACTGAGAGCAGTTGCCCCCCCCTAGTCCGCCTGCCATGATTGCCGGGCACGGCTCGCGGTCGCAATTGATGCGGCCATGCGCCATCGCTCCGGTCCCTGATCGCACCAACCAGAGCGTCACTTGCCGTCACTCCATGCGTACCCACACTTGGGGCAGGTGCAGTTTGTTTCGATGTCTTCACCGACCTCTGTGAAGTCATCAGGTGATTCGCTAGGAACCGCATTGTTTACCACAGCCAAGCCCGCGAGCAGGTCGCCAAGAGCCTCGCTGTCTGTTGACACCTCGGCCAACAGCACCGCCAACTTCTCTTGGTCG